ATACCGTGATGGCATTCACATGCGCATGGGAGGCCATTACCCAGCCATCACGCACGGAGCCTGCTACCCGCTGGACTAGTCCGCGGGCCTGCAGTGACCCACCAAAGTATCTTCAGTAGGCGAGGGTTATATTCCCTAGGGGCCCACCTGTAGATATGAGATCGAGTTAAGAGGATCCTAGGAACAGGGTGTTCCTAGGCCATTAACCCGCTCATACCGCAGCATGGGTTTATCGAATGGAGACCACCTCTTAAGGTTGAGCCAAACCCCGATCAGCCGTGAATAGGCCCCGGGGAATGCTTCAACTATGGTAGGAAATCCCTGCCACAAGAGGGCTGTTAGCAACAAGTACGCCCCCTCACACCAACCTATCCGTGGGATCTACCAAGTACCCCACAGAGTCGGAGCGGAAGAGGCTGGGCGGGCCCTTAATACCTAGGGCAGGACACATCGTTCCGCAACGGATTTAATCCGGTACGGTTCTTTGCGTTCCTGCACTGGGCGCTTCACTTTCGGTTTTGCTCTCCCGGCCTTGGGAAGAACAACGTGATTGTCGATAACGTGTATAAGACTCATTAAGTCTATATCCGTTACCGCCAAGTCACGCATCTTCTCAATGCCGCGGAGCATTGCCGAAACGTGATTAAGGATGCTTGCCTTGTTACTAGCAACGGTCTTGCTTGCTCGTGTCGACAAAGTAGCAAAAGGATCTAGGAAAAGTCTTACATCGAGATCCAACCATTGTTGGATATCGGAAGACTCCCTGACCTTGTGCGCTTTGTCGAACTCTATCTGCAGTTCGGCGATATTTTGTCGGACTACAGCCAGAGGCGGCACGAGCAGCAGTGCTGATTGGACACCCAGCTCTTTAGGAATCAAGTCAACATACTTGCCCAATTCCAACTGGAACTTGGACAAGGATGCTAATTGATTCTTAATAGCATTCTCTAACACCCTCGCTTTGCACTCATTAAGCCAGATCATGAGCCTCTCATGGAGGAACTTGGGCTGGCTTGATAAGTTACAAGTGAAGATGTTACCTGCGAGTATACGAGCCAGCATAGCTGACTTGTATAACCGTAGGTTCCTCCTATCATCTCTTGATGGTAAGAGGAAGAACCTGAAACTCTTATCAGCAAGCCGGCTTGCATAACCGGTCTTGGGAAGTAAGAGCTTCAGGAGCAATGCTATCAAGTCCCGGGTCACCATAGTGTAGGATCGCGGTACCCACCGGGCCTCTACCTCTCTGAACCAAGTTGCTACCTCGTAATAAGATATGAAGCGGACGCCTTTCTCAGGGTGAGAAAAGCCTCCGTTCCAATCCCTTACGAGGCGCATCGCTTCGAACAGAGAGCCAAGAGGAGCGGGGGATACCTCAGATCCACGGTGTATCCATCTCTTTGCGAACTCGTACGTATCATCCGATACGTGCGTTTTCAACTCAGAAATGCCTACACCTACTTCTCCAAGCATTTGAACGTACTCCTTAGCGACAGCATCGTTTGCAATGACGATGTCATCTCCAAGGAGGGCATACGAAGAGAACCGGACACCCATTCCGGCCCTTTTCGCAGCTAAACGAACAAATGCATGGTGGGTAACAGCGAAGAGGGCCCAGGAACTATACGCTCCCATGGGTTGGCCGACCGAATACTTCACAGAAGTTTCGGGTCGGGTCCATGGGACCGTAAAATTCCTGTCCTCAACAACTGTTCTCCTCCATGCGGCCGCATATTCTTTTGAGATTAACTCTGCTAAGACACGCTCCTGTAGGGAGACAGGAAAACGGTCAGTAGCAGCGCTAAGATCAATTGAATGATACGGCCCCTTGGATGGTAGTGTGGCTCTGAAGGAACCTTGGTTAAACGTACAATCGCTCTTCAGCCCCTTCAGAAGTCTCATAAGAGCCTTGTGAAGAGGGTAAAGGGCTGATTGTGACGGATAATCAAGGATTCCAACAATCCGACACTTGGATTCCTTGTCATTGATCTTAGCCAACTTTGATCTTCTCCCTTTGAGGGATAAACCAAATTTGGCGGACCAATCACGGGCCGAAAAGAGTCGGAGGGTCTCAATCGCCTGGATAATACTCTCGCCTCCCAGAATCCCCAGATCCGAGATCTGAGAATCTGTGAGTAAAGATATATCCTCGATTGAACCTAACAGAGCCTGGGCATTTGGGCCAGCTTTGGTTGTGGTGTGCCAACCATCCCAAAGGATGGGAGGAAGTTTCCAACCTAACGACCTCACGACGGCGGAAAGCTCAAGACCAAACTGGTCATCAAAGGGCTTCCCGGCGTCAGTGATAGTCGTTAGATCGGGCTTCTTCCAGCCAGGTAATATTCGGCTCACGTTAAGCAGCGTGAGACCTAGTCTTACCTTGGGTGGATCACGCTCACGGATAAGTTCGGCGATGGCGAGCTTAGGGAGCCCGTCATCGTCAAGTTTATCACCAAAGCCTGGTACCTCTTTGAGCGGATGACCTGCGAGATAACGTGTGCAACACAGCCGGATTCCCTTAATCCAGGCTATGGTGTCCACGCTACCACGCGAGGAAACCCGATCAAAGACGGTGCCAACCCACTCACGAACTAATACAGAATCAAGGCCCACCTTAAGATAGGTCTGATCCAAGAAGATAACGATCTTCTGGAAAAGAGCTAGCTTAAGTTGTGTCATGATTTTGATTTAGGGTGAGTCTGACCAAATGAGAGGTACAACCGCACTACGGCAGTTCTACC